TTGTTGCAAAAATAAATGGATTGAGAAAATACAAGAAAATATAAATAAAATATATTTCTAGAGTTTTTTATAATAAAACACTCTAGAAATATCTACTTTTTTGTCTACTAGTAGATATCCCTATTTTCTTTTATTATATTATATGTGATAGGTCTGTTATTTACTATATCTTTTAATAAAATATTTCTATTTTTGATTTAAAATCATCATCAAATACAGACAACCAAGATAATAAATAATCTAAATTTTTGTATTTTGGGGAAATATGATATAAAATTATTTTTTGACAATTAAATTTATTTTTGTGTTCATAAATATCATTTAAATGTATATGATTATCTAATCTAATATCTATATCATCTTGATCAAAACCAGTACATTCCATTAATAATATTGGCACATCAAAAAAATCAATATTATTAAGTAATCCGTTTATAGATGTATCACCAGTATATCCAACAACTGGACTATATATTTCATTTGTTATTTCAATACCCGATTTTTTTAATTCTATATAATCAGATTTATTTAAACCAATATATTCTGGTTTTAATTTTTTACTTTTTCTATATATAATATATCCAAATGAGATAATCCTATGATCCATTAAAAAAGATTTACAATAATATTCATTTGTTAATGGTGTCATATTATTTATACAATTTTCACTAGATGTTAGTGTTATATTTTTTAATTCAGTAATCATATTTATTTTTCCAATTTTTCCATTATTCATATGTGCAAAACCACTAATAACCATTTTATAAGGGTTCATACATTGTTCAGGCATAATATATTGTTGTTGTTTTAATATTTTATTTGACCAACGGAAATAATGATCTGTGTGTAAACTTCCAATATGATCAATATGTCCGTGACTTATTAATTTATTATTAATAGGTATTGCTTTACTTTCTACATAACCAAAATCAAATACAACATCTAATTCTGGAATAACAATACAAGTTTTTTCCCCACCTCTAGAATATCCATAAATATTATAAGTACATTTATTAATATTTAATTTTAAATGAGACATGTTTAATAATTTTATAAATTAATAAAAAAACAATGATTGATATTATAATTTTCAACTTTTTTACAATAGCATTGTAAAAAAGTTTTGTAATTGATAAATTTATCAAGTGAAAAAATCCAATGAATTTAAAATAATTCCATACATTGTCTCTTGATACTTGATACTTGATACTTGATACTTGATACTTGATACTTGATAGTTTAATATATACAATTAATATATGTTATTCACAACATAAAAAATTATTATTATTACTTAAGGTAATTATATTAACTTTTTTGATGGTACATAAAAATATGTCTTAATATTTTTTATTATATGTATTAAACAATAAAACAATATATTGAATTTAAAATTTGATTTATTTATAAATAAAAAAAGTTTATCTAAAATGATTGGTTATCATAAAAAATATATAGTTGATAATGAATTACTCAATAACAATTATATAGAACATACTTTTGTATTTAATAATGAATGGTATATATTTGAGACACAAAACAAAAAACTGTATCTATATTTATTTATGTTTATTAAAACATTTTGTTTTAATATGTTTTATTTAATTTATCGATTCATTAGATATGGACGAATAATAGATATAGAAACCATTCGAGAATATCCAAATTACATATTATTATTGGGAACATATTCATCAAATTTAAAATATTATCATAAGAAAACAGATCATTATACAATTAAATTAAATACAAATAATAACAAAAATATAAAATTATATTTTGATACATGGAATAATTTAATTAATTATAAAAATAAAAATAAAAATAAAAATAAAAATGAATTCAATAAAATAAATATAAATGATATCATAATTGATAAAACAGAGTTATCACGATTAGAAGTTGAAAAAAAATATTCAATTAATTTTCCATGGAAGAAAATATATTCATCGCAAGCAGATAATTCAATAAATTTAGGATCAATTGATTTGTCATAGTCGGTATAAATTATTCGAATATTAAAACATTTTTTACGATTGATTTATATTGTTCAATATAATCATCAAAATATTGGGAATTTTTTCATGTCAATATAATATTTTCTTTATTTGGATGTTGTTGCAATTGGCTTACTAAATTATCTTCACCATGTAATATTGAACAATCAATAAATTCTAAATAAATTAGATTAGGTATTTCTAATATGTTTGGAATAATAGAACTATAATAGTTATTGTAATATCCTGTAGACATAATTAAGTGTTTTAATGTTAAATTTTTAATATTTAGAGTACAATTATAATTGTAACATGATAAATCTAATTTAGTTAAATTAATAAACTTCGAAAAATCAGTTTTGATATTTATACAATAATTTGAATTTACATTATTGTTTAATATTATATTATTTGTATTTAATTGACAAAATAATGGTTCAATAAAATGAGTATTATAACAATTATCACGTACGTATATATCAATGCAATTTAACAAACTAAATAAACCATTTATATGATTTTCCATAACATTTACTTTATTGTATAAATCATTTATTTCAAACATATATAATTGTATCATATGTTTGAATTAAATCAGAATTAATTATAATTTCAATATTTTTTGATCCATTTAAAAACAAAAACATTTATTCATTTTTCTAATATCTATTTCAACAGGTTTATTTAATAATATTATTGACATATCTATAACACCATTTATTAATTTATTGTCATTGTCTGAAATTTTCACAACTTTTGTTTCCGTTAATATAATTAAAATTAATTTAATTATAATTCCAATTTCTTGCGAACCAATTACAATCTTTATATTTAATTTTTTGAATGTATTATATATTACATTTATTATTTTAGGAATCTCATGTGCCTCTAATTTATTATCTGACAATGCTTCTGATACTGCATCTACAATATTTTTAATTGGTCTTGAACCATTTGTTGTATTTGTCAATATTGCTAATATGTTTTTAATTTGTTCAGATTGTGTATTGCTTAATTTTAATTGATTTGTTAGATTAACAAATTTATCATTTGATGATAACATTACATCTATCAATTGAATTAAATTAGTGTATTTATCGGATATAAGTTTTTCTTCTTTTACTTCTACTTCTATATCTACTTCTTCTTTTACTCCTACTTCTATATCTACTTCTACTTTTTCATCTGCAATTGGATTTGGGATGTTGTCTTTATTCATTTATATATTATATATATATATAATATAATTATTTTTGGAACAAATAAAAAAATAATAAATAAAAAAATGCGTTTTTTTGTTGTAAGGAAAACTCATAAAAGAACTTACACACTAATATTAACGTGGATTACCCCCTCCTTCGCGGGTTTAATGTAATTGTTAGTATATCTAATACACATAACAATTGACACTAAAAATATGGTATTTCTTAATATTAATAATTGTATTATCTTAAAATCTAAAAACCCTTCGTAGACCTACCTTTAGATACGAATGTCATTGCTCTTGCCATTGCTCTTGTCATTGTTCTTGTCATTGCTCTTGCCATTGCTTTTGCCATTGCTTTTGCCATTGCCATTGCCATTGCCATTGCCATTGCCATTGCTCTTGCCATTGCTTTTGCCATTGCTCTTGCCATTGCACTTTCCATAACTCTTGCGATTACCCTGATTATTGACAGTCGTCCAACCATCATTTTCTTGAATCGGTACATTTAAATCGATTACAATTTCAACTTGTTCAGATTTTGGAGATGCATATTGTATACATTGTTTATTTTGTTTTTTGGCATCATAAACAGCATTTTCTTCATTGCACTCTTCACAAGTATGTTTATCTTTTTTGTTGCGACTCAAATAACGTTTTTTATGTTTACACAACTGTCCATAATGTAAATATTCGCATTCGGGTTTACAAGATGGATTTGTACAAATTCTTCCAATAGCTGAAAGGACCGGTTTATTTGCACAACAAATTGCTTGATGAGATTTGTATTTTGCAATTGTTGTAGGAGAAAATTGTAACTCTGTTTTTACAGAATGATTTGATACATCTTCACCTAATGCCGGATATTCAACTTCATATGGAGTACCTTTAACGACTTTTTGCACTTTTTGGTTTAGGTCGAATTTGCCATATTCATACTGAAATGATTTCATAACTGTATCGTTTCGTTTCAAAAGCGTCTTTGTATCTAAAACATACTGTTCTTTGCTGATCTTATCATTTAACAATGTTTTGATCTCTGCAGCTGCATGAATTTTTGCATCTGGATGTTTGTATTTAATCATACGACGGACTTCCTTTGACAATTTAGACACAAGATGGAAATATCTACAGGATGATCTACAACAACCCATAATTGAACTGAATTGCAACATACATACAATGTGTTCTTTGGGAGTTTTGTCTTCCATATTTTTTTGTAAAGTAGGAAAATCAATTGACAACTTGTATTCAGTGTTATTTCGATACATATAGTACTTCCAATTAGTAGGTTTGGTAGAAACACGTTTTATTCCTGTTAGATGAAATGGTACATATATACGCTTGGTTCGATGTATCTTTGGTGCTCTTTTCTTTTTTACTATTGCGCCATCATCTGCAGTTAACCAATTGGTTTTTGCCAATGGTAAAGATTTATAGTATTCGTATCTTTCTTTTTTTTCTTCAGGGCTTTCATCATCTTCAATATCTATCACAGATGATTCAAATTCTTCCCGACATTTTATGTCTGTACGAATAATATCACGCACATTATCTACACCATCGACTTTTCCACGGATATTGTTTTTGATGAAGTGTATGTCTAATGTGATACATCCATATGCCCAAGTATCTGCGTCAAAACAAATGTAATGTTGATCAAGCCAAGTTTTAATTGTTTTTGATGCGAAATCACGAGTTATGTCGCGGATAATATATCTCCCATCAGCACGCTGATAAACACATTTGTATGTATCTTGTTTTATACATAATGGATTGATTTCATATTTGTTCAATTCACTCTGAAACAATGAACGCGCCTTGTACAAAGCAGGATCAGAAGTTGGAAACATTGTATATACGCCATGTTTTGTTTTCTTAATGATAAAACCAGGAACTGCACCATTTAATATCTTTTTATTTTTACGTGCATTTGCCAACATGATAAGCGTGTTTGCATGTTTGTTTTTTAATTCATTCAGTTCTGCACGTATTTCTGCATCATGTTCGTCATCATTATCATCGCAATTTGTCAAGATATTTTCCAAGCATTCGATGTCTTCCTCAAATCCAGACAATACAATAGTTTCATCATCTTTTTCAAAATCCATTATTTCTTTGTCTCGATATTTACCAGAAATTATGACATTGATCTGAACAGGTTGTGCATTTGGAATGATACTTGCATTATCCAACTTTTTTTTGTCATTTTTCTCATACTCTTCACGTTTTTTACGTGAATCAGATGCAACACGTTTTTTTGCAGATTTGTTTGCTTTTTTCTGTTTGCGCGCTGCTAATACTTCCTCGCGAGATCTCTGACTACTTTGTTGTTTTTCTACAAAATCTCGTGATTTCATATTTTCATCATCTTGGTTATGATCTTCATCTTTCTCTTCGATTTCAAGAACATTATTTACAGTCAAACCCTTTTCTTGGAAAAATGCAATGAACTGTTCATTATCCTCTAATCCATTCACGAACGTGTCATATCGAATACGGATTGCTTCTCTGATACGACGATCAAAATTTGTTTTTCCAAGTCGCCAATCCTCAAAATAAATTTTCATAAGTTCAAGGACTTGTTTGACTTCACGTTCATTTTTATTGGATTTGCGCATGTCCTTGTAAAAAGCATTGCATTTTGTTGTAAGCATCTTTCTGTATTTGAAAAAACGATGTTCGTTAAAACGCAAATCTCTGAGTATGTCACATGCTTCTTCATATGAACTAATGTCAGTTGACAAAGTCCAGGTCATTGCCAATAATGATTCAATTCTACAAGTAAAATCATGATCACTTATATTAGTTTCATTAACCGAAACTGTAAGCGTAACCGCATTCGTATCATCAACATTGACAGCAAGTTCTACTGCCATCTCTCCAATACTTTCGTTATTTGGAGTCGCAATATTTTCAATTGCAGATACACCAGTTGAAGTATAATCCAAAACAATTTCAACTTGTTGTTCTGAATTAACTGGGTTGGGACGACGAACGATAGTAAGACCATCATCATCATCATCAAAATCCTGATCTTTAAAATCAAGATTGCTATTATATGACTCCATACGGGAATCATGTTCTAATATGTTATCGACAGATATTGTAAAAGTTTTTCCAGTTTGTGGAGTCTGGTTTCCGTTATCAGTTTGGTTAACTGATGAGTACAAAGTACGAGTGTTAATGTTAGTAAACATTGTGGGAAAGTTAAAAGTTAAAAGTTAAAAGTTAAAAGTTAAAAGTTAAAAGTTGTTACCAAAAAGGTGTTGTTTCTGCAAAAAAAAACAATCAATAAAAAATTTAAGGATCGGACTATTTCATTCTATCATCAATAATTAATGATTAGGTGCCTGTATAGTCTCTGCACCGTATAAATACGGCTCATCAATTGAGGTAGCAAATATATATTCTT